GGATAGTATTTGACACCAACCCCGATAATCCCGAACATTGGCTTAAAAAAGAATATATTGATAGCGAAAGTGAGAATATTATATCGTATCATTTTAGATTAGATGATAATACATTTTTATCAGAGCGATATATTAAAAATATCAAAGAGTCAACCCCTACTGGTATGTTTTATGATAGAGATATAGAAGGTTTGTGGGTTACTGGTGAAGGTATTGTTTATAGCGACTTTGACAGAAATAAACATTATTTTGACGATTATTCAAATATAACGTTTAAAAAGAAATTCGCTGGAGTTGACTGGGGTTATAGTCACTATGGATCAATAGTTGTAATGGGTGAAAGTACTGACGGTAAATTTTATTTGCTAGAAGAACACGCTTATCAATTTAAAGAAATAGATGATTGGGTTGAAATTGCTAAAGAGATAAAAGCAAGGCATGGAAACATTATCTTTTATTGTGATAGTGCTAGACCTGAACACGTAGATAGATTTTATCGAGAAAGACTTAATTCAGTCAATGCGAATAAAGAAAGATTAGCAGGTATAGAACAAGTAGCAAGGTTATTTAAAAAAGATAGCCTTTTTATTAATTCTAATGTTAAAAGATTTAAAGAAGAAATTTATAACTATATATGGGATGAAAAAACAGGAGACACAATTAAGCAATTTGATGATGTGTTAGACTCGTTAAGATATGCTATATATAGCTATATGAACAGACAAACAGCTAAAGTATTAAACAAAGCCCGTTTAGGACTTTAGAAAGGAGTATAAATGCAATTATTAACTTATCCTAGAGTTGAATTTGATGAAAAGAACATCAAGAAAGAGTTAGTGGTTAAACTCATAAGAGAACATGAGAAACAGCTACCACGATTTAAGAAACTTAAGAAATATTATTTAGGTGAGCATGATATATTAAGTAAACAGCGTGCAAAAAATAAACCTAATTATAAGCCAGTGTGTAATCATGCTAAAGATATAGCTGATACTTCAACGGGTTATTTCATGGGAAATACAATATCTTATAGCAATTCTGAAGATACTGATATTGATGAATTATTAATAGCGTTTGACAATGCTGAGGTAGATGAATCAGACCACGATAATGCGTTAGATATGGCAATTTATGGTGTTGCTTATGAATATGTATACGCTAGAGAAAATGAAAATATTTTAGATATAAAAAGCCTTGAAGTTGAAAATACGTTTATAGTTTATGATGATAGTATTGAACAACAACCATTGTTTGGGGTTTATTACTTCAAACGAAAAGAAAATAAGGCTGATACTGAAACATATCAAGCGGTTATTATGACTAAACAATTTGTTTATTCAATTGTTTTAGAAGGTAAAGAAAAAGGTGTTATTTCTGACAAGCCTATACCTCATAATATGGGTGATATTCCTATTATCGAATACAAAAATAATAAATATTCAATAGGTGACTTTGAACAACAAATAGGGTTGATTGATAGTTATAACTCATTAACAGCTAATAGAATTAATGATAAAGAACAATTTATTGATAGTATATTAGTTCTATATGGTGCAAGGCTTGGAGATGATGAAGAAGAATCTATAAAGGCTATGGAGTCTTTAGCAGAACATAAACTACTAGAATTACACCTTGAAGCAAGGGCGGAATATTTAAGTAAAACATTAAATGAAAATGAAGTAGAAACGCTAAGAAATGCTGTTAAGCAAGATATATATACTTTTAGCCATATACCTAACTTAACTGATGAGAATTTCGCTGGAAATAGTTCAGGCGTTGCAATGGAGTTTAAGTTGTTAGGTTTAGAGATGATAACTAAAATCAAACAAAGATATTATGTTAAAGGTTTGAAGAAACGAATTAAACTATTTGCTAATTATTTAGGTTTAACTCAAATAGCTATTGACGCTAACAGTATAATACCTAATTTCAGTCGTAGTTTACCTAAGAACTTGTTAGAAATATCTCAAATAGTGAGTAATTTAGATGGTAAAGTAAGTCAAGAAACTTTATTAAGTCAAATTCCTTTTGTTGAAGATCCTATGAGTGAAATAGAGAAAGTAAACGAAGAGAAACAAGAGAATATAGCACAAAATCAATTATTATTAACAGGTGGAGAACATATATACAATACGCCAGTAGGTGAGGAAGTAGATGAACAAGAAGAACAACGAGTACTGGGAACATAGAAAAGCTGAAATGATCCATTCACAAATTGCAAAGGCTGATGTTACATTTGATGAAATATCAAAGGTATATAATCACTCTAGAAAGTATATTGAAAAGAGTATTAAGGGTATATTTAATAAATTTCAAGCTGAATACGGGCTTTCTAAAAAGGAAGCTGAACAAGTTATTAAAATAATGAGGACAAAGAACAAGAAGTTAATTCCAGCTTTATCCTTATTACCAAGTACTCCTAAAATTAAACAAACTATTGAAATGTTGAGTAGTGCGGCTTATGCTTCCCGTATTAATAGACTTCAAAAGCTATTAGATGAAATTGATAATGTACAGCGATATATTGCTAGAAATGAGTTAAGAAAAACAACTGACTTGTATAAAGATGTTGCAAAAAATGCGTATTATGGTAGTATTCATCAAATTCAAACACAAACTGGTATAGGGTTTAGTTTTAATGAATTAGATGAAAATTTAGTTGAAAAACTATTAGCTGTACCATGGGAAAATAAAAACTATAGAGATAGAGTGTGGGATAATGCAACAGAATTATCAAATACTTTAAAAGATGAAGTAACACAAGCTGTACTTACTGGAAAAAGCGAGAAACTAGTAATTGATGAGATAAGTAATAGATTTAATGTTGGAGAGTTTAAGGCTAAACGACTAGTAAGAACGGAAACAGCTTATATTAACAATGAAATGGAAGCTTTAAGCTATATAGAAGCTGATATAGAGAAATATAGGTTTGTGGCTGTGTTGGATATTAGAACATCTCATATTTGCCGTGAACACGATTATAAAGTATATGATGTATCTAAAAGACAAGTCGGAGTTAACTTCCCACCATTACACCCCTTCTGTAGGTCAACAACAATACCAGTACTTGATACTGAAAACTTATCAGAACTATCTAGAAGGGCTAGAGACCCTAAAACAGGTAAAAATATAATTATACCGGGAAATATGAGTTATAACGAATGGTATAAAAAATATGTTGATAAACAATAATAATGTTTAATTTTATTAAACCGTCCTAGATATGACGTTAAACTGTCTTTTTATTATACCCAAGCATTTAAGGTAAAAAACTGTATGGAATAATAGTCGGGGACGACTTAAAAAATAGGAGGTTCAAACATGGATCAAGAGTTAAATAATGTCGAGACGGTTGAAGAAGATAAGGTAACAGCTGAACCAACTAAAGAACAACCCAACGACAAGAAATATAGTGACGCTGAAGTAGACGAGATTATTAATAAGAAGTTTGCTAAATGGAAAAAAGAGCAAGAAGCTGAACAAAGTGAAGCCAAAAAGCTTAAATCTATGAATGCAGATGAAAAAACAAAATATAATCAAGATAAACGACAAGCTGAACTTGATAAGCGTGAGCAGGAAATAGCAAAACGTGAATTAATGGCGGAAGCTAAGTCAATATTAAACGAACGTGGTTTACCTGTTGATTTAGCTGGGGTTATTGATTTAACGGACGCTGACACAGTTAAAGCTTCAATTGAGGCGATTGGTAAACAGTGGGAACAAGCAGTTCAAAAGGGTATTTCTGAGAAATTAAAAGGTACTCAACCACTAACAAAAGCACCTCAAAATTCAAATGGTATTACGAAAGAAGCATTAACAAAAATGAAATACCAAGAAAGACTAGATTTTAAAACAAAAAATCCAGATGAATATAATAGAGTAATGAAAGGACAATAATAAATATGGCAAATGTAACAATGATGACGGATGTATTTGATCCGCAAGTAGTAGCAGAAATGTTAAATGAAACAGTAGGTAAATCAATCGTATTTTCTCCATTAGCTGAGGTAGATACAACATTAGTAGGACAACCCGGGACAACATTAACAGTACCGCAATGGAATTACATTGGTGACGCTGAAGACGTGGCAGAGGGAACAGCAATTCCACTTGCTAAATTAGGTAAAAAATCAACAGAAATGACGATTAAAAAAGCTGGTAAAGGGGTAGAACTTACTGACGAGTCAGTATTAGGAGGTTTAGGAGACCCGATTAACACGGCTGTAAGACAAATAGCTAAGTCTATTGACCAAAAAGTTGATAATGATGTATTAGCGGCGGCTAAAACAGCAACTCAAACATATACAACTAAGAGTGGTTTTAAAGCAGAAGACTTATCTAATGCACAAGATATTTTCGAAAGTGAAAATGATGATATTTACGTTTTAATTTGTCACCCTAAAGTAGCTTCTAAACTAAGATTAAACACTGCTAAAGAATGGTTAACAGGTACTCAAGTTGGTGCTGATAGAGTGGTAAGCGGAACATACGGAGAAGTGCTAAGCACACAAGTTGTACGTTCTAGAAAATGCCAAGAAAACGAAGCATTTTTAATTCAAACTAGTTTAAATGAAGAAGTTGACACTAAAGCGTTCAAAGTATTATTAAAACGTGAAGTATTAACAGAATTCGATAGAAATATCGTTAATAAAACTACTGTAATTACAGCTGACCGCCATTATGGAGTTTACTTACAAAACGCTAAAAAAGTTGTTAAAATTACAGTAACAGCTGAACTATAGGAGGGGTTTTTATATGAAATTTTTAGTCAAAAATCCAATTTTCGACACAAAAACATCACAGACTTATCATGCTGGAGAAGTTTTCGATGTTACAGCTAAAAGATTAGAAGAAATTAAAGAAACGTTAGAACAACAAGGCGGTTTTGATTTATATCTTGAAGAATTGACAGAAGAAACTACTTCAGCTAAGACTGAAAATGAAACAGAAGTAACAAAAGAATAGGAGGTTTCCTATGCTTAATGAATTAGAACTATTAACTGGAGAAAGTGACGTAAAAGTCCTTTCTCTTCTCTTGTTAAGGGCTAATAATATAGTATTGGCAGAAACTAACAGGAGAGTTTTAACTCCTGAATTAGAACGTATAGCGTTAGAAATAGCGGTAGAAATGTTTAATAAACAAGGTAGTGAGGGTGAAGCGTCAAGAACTGAAGGCGGTATAGCTATTGTTTATCGCGATGGCTTATCTTCACACATCAAAAATACTTTATCATCTTACAGGTTAGCGAGGTGTTCGGGTCGTGCGTTTGAAAAAGAACAGACTGAAACCTTACAAGAGATTTAAATACTTAGTTAAAACTAACGACGAAGGGGTACGTTTTAAGGGGTATGAAGACAATTCATATATTATAAACGCTGAAATATATCCGGCTTCTGGACGTATTCAAGCCCAAGTATATGGTGAAAAATTAAATTATATGTTAAATATGCTAACAGAACGTACTACTGAAATAAATGAGCGTGATGGAATTTGTATCAACAGCGAGACACCTAACTATGAAGTAGTATCTATTAAAAAATATACATTTCATAAATTAGTGGAGTTAAAAAAACTTTGACTGAAATACAAAATGTAAGCAGATTGATTAATAAGATCCATAGAATAGGTGGAACAGCGGGAGAACAAATTATAAAAGCTGGAGTCAGTAGAGGAACTAAAATAGTTCAATCTGAAGCTAAATTATTAGTGCCAACTAACTCTGGACGAACTAGAAATAGTATAAGAACAAAGGTTGATGGTTTGAAAGGTTCTGTTTATACTAATGAACCATCAGCTGTATTTGTTGAATTCGGAACAGGTAGTGTAGGAGCTAGTAATCATGGTGGAATAAGTCCAAATGTTAGACCATCTTATAGAAATACTCCTTGGTGGTTTCATGAAAGCATGGTTGAGGGTGGATACTTATCAGCATATAATTTCTTCACCATAGATACGCCCGTTGGTAAGTTCTATAAGACTGAGGGACAAGCAGCACAACCGTTTATGTACCCAGCCTTGAAGAACAATAGAGCCAAAGTTTTAGCTGAAATGGAAAAGTATTTAAGTAGAAAATTGAAGGAGATAACAAAATGATTAATGTTAAACCGTTAATATATAAGGAGTTGGCTAAAATAGCGACAAATGTAACGGACACTTATCCAGCTGATTGGGAGACATTCCCTGTTGTAATTTATTTAGAAGAGGAGAACAAACCTCATGAATGGCTAGATAATGGTGTAGAAGAGACTACTTATTTACGTTACAAAGTCGATATTTTCGATAAGGAAAGTACTTCTAACATAGCCGTAGAAGTAGATAAAGTATTTAGTTCTTTAGGGTTGAAACGAACTATGGCACAAGATATGCCAGACCCAAGTAATTTAAGGCATAAAGTTATGAGATTTGAAGGGATATATGATCCTGATACAAATATAGTATATCAATATAGAATGGAGGGCTAATATGTTAGCAAACGGAATTAAATTAGAATATAGTGAAACAACAAGTGGTTATACTCTATTAACAGGGCTTAAGGAAGTACCTGAGTTAGGGGTTGAACCTGAGAAAGTAGAGAATACAACACTAGCTGATACTGTAAAACAATATGAGTTAGGTATTGGAGACGCTGGAGAACTAGAATACAAATTTAAATATGAAAATAAAACAGCAACTTCACCGTTTAGAGTCTTACGTAAAGCTATGGACGCTAAAAAGGTTCTTAACTTTAAACAAACATACCCAGATGGGACAACAGTAACGTTTAGTGGTCAAGTTTCAGTAAAACTTGGCGGTGGTGGTGTAAATGGTGTTATTGAATTTACACTTAAAGTTGCTTTACAGTCAGATTTAGTATTTGCAGACGCTTCAGTAGCAATGTAAGATAAGAAAGGAAATTAACATAGATGACAAAGAAACCATACACAACTTGGCAAGTAGGTAAAGAAGAATATAAACTAAAATTAACAACATCAGCAGTATGTAAACTTGAGGAGAATTTAGGGGTAAATATTGTTAAAATCTTTAATTTTAATGATGACTTCCCGTTACCTCCATTAAAAACTATGTTATATGTACTCCATGGTGCTATTACAAAATACCAACATGGGTTGAAATTTGATGATGTAATGAATATTTTTGACGAATATTTAGACGAAGGACACGATCAAATGGATCTATTAACGGAAGTATTAATTCCGTTAATGCAAGACTCGGGTTTTATTCCGAAGGAGGAGAAGAAAGCGGAAAAAGTCAAAGTTCTAAAATAATAGAAACTATGACTGAATATATTGGGGAGTTGTACCCTATTGCACTAGATGTAGGTATAACTCCTACTTTATTTTGGGAATATTCAATACAAGAAATAACAGATATTATTGATAGTAGAAATCGTGTATTAGAGTTTAACAGAAAAAATGAATATATCCGTGATTATTATTTGGCTAAAAGTGTTGTTGAATGGTTAGCACCTATGTTAAGTAGAGATGCTAAACCACCCGAATTATGGAATTGTGCTCCTGACTATGTTTTCGAGAAAGAAAAAGAAGAAATCGAGAAAAAAAGAGTTGAGTATGAATTAGAATTACATAAGGAACGAATGAGAGAATTTGCAATGAGGTATAATTCTCAACGGGCTAATAATATGCTATAATCTCTAGTAGGAGGTTATGTATTATGAGTAAAAAGAATAATTTTACAATGCCGTTAATGTGTCCGCAATGTAATTCACAAGATATTCAATTTCAATTAGTTAACCATCAAGATTTGAAACCAAAAGGAAAAAGCTTTCTATGGTGGGTAACAATAGGATGGTTGTGGGTTTTAGTTAAATGGGTAGTGTTTTATTTATTAATGGGATGGTTTATAATTCCGTTCAAGTTTTTATTGCCGAAGAAATATAAAATACAAAACACAGTTGAAAACTATAAAATTTGTAAGCATTGCGGATATCATTGGAAATAATCAAAGTTAAAGTCAATCAATAATGATTGGCTTTTTTATTTTACCTGAAAGGAGGAACAAATGGCAACATTAGAAGAATTAAAAGTCGTGATTAACGCTGAATTGAAACCATTTCAACAAAAAATGAAAGAAATGGAGAATACAGTAACTCAATCAACTAACAACGTAAAAAATAAGCTTAGTGGTTTAAAAAGTATGTTTTCAAGCTTAGCAAAAGTAGCCGCTTTAGGTATATTAGCTAGAGAGTTGTATCAATTAGGTAAATATTCAGTTCAAACAGCGTTAGAAGTTCAGGCTTCTATGAACCAAATTCAACGACTTATGGGTGAAAGTTCTCAAGCTTTCTTAAAATGGGCCGAAAATAATGCATTAGCTTTTAATATGAGTAAAGCTGAAGCCATAAAATACGGATCAACCTATGGAAATATACTGGCTGGTTTCATTAAAAATCAAGACAAACTGGCAGGATATA